CGCGCTTCTCAATAAAGTGTTACGCTCCGTTAGAACATAACTTGTGAACGTTCCTGTTGTCATGAAGTCACCAATGAATTTGGCAATAATAACAGTACTTAACATTGCATACGCGGGCGATCGCCACGGAATGAGTGCGTTCTCTGGACATATCCGCATAACTGTTGCTTCTGATAGGTCTAGGTTGGGTAGGAAATTGTCTGCATATGAGCCCATTGCCATAGCGGAAATTGTTGCCATATATAGAGCACGATGTGAACGAATCTCATTAACAATGTTTGATGCATGCGTTGGCTCAGCACCGATACGTATCAGTGCATCAAGGCACAACTCCTCATCATGGATGATTGGAAACAAAAGCTTCGCCACCGCCTCTGCATTAATATCACGTGGAAATGTTGGGTCTGCAAATAACTTGGCTACAAGTGTCCTCAAAGTCAATGTTGGTATCCCTCCGTCACTCGTCACACCTACCGCACGTGTAATGGCGATATACTCATGGCATAAGCAGTCAAACGGAGTAATAGAGCAAGTAGATACTGGAACAACTGGATGATAAGCTTCATTAGGCACAAATTTAATATATGTCATCCAAACGTGTTCAACTGGGATCGCAGGAGCCGACATACGTGAGTACTTATTCAAATTCTCCATTGCGCGTGTACCCATCATCTCTCGCTGCGCATAGACCATGCGTTTCGCAATTGATGTGGATTCCAGTGATTTCTTCTGTACACGTATCGCTTGATCTCGATAATCAAATGACCTTGCTATATTTGGAAAACCTCTCGCTGCCAATCGCTCCGCCGCTCTACCAGCATTCAGATGCTTCATCTCATCACGGTGCTCGTCAATGTAATCTCTGAATTCTTGCATCGATCCTGTTCCCTTCACGGTCGTTGCATCCGCCATAGCTGCTACAAGCTCTGAGACATCTGATCGCAACGTACCATACATAATCTTAGCAATGTTCGAGTATCTTTCCATCTTGTCTGGTTCCTCACCCATGGTGTACGTAATATATGCATCTCGACTCGCAAGAAATGGGACTTTAAGCACATGACCAATACCATCCCAATACGTTGGTAAGAATAACGCTTCGAATGGAAGATAGAGACTCCGTCTGGTACGGGTCAAATCACCTTTCGCTTTACGCGCCTTAGCATCCTCACGATCTGGGATTCTAACATTTCGCTTCATGTTCCAATAAGCCATCAACATCTTCTCCGCAAATTTCAAATTACAACCACGCCATGTGTAAGTCTGTAGAAGTGAATCATATGAACGAATTTGCTCAACTGGATCTTCCCGTTGATCAGAACGCTCTGCATCGTGCAGCTGAACATGCATCAGTGGAATATAGTAACCATACATGAATTCCTTCTTCAAGTACTCAGACATCGCACGCCGGCATCCAACCTTCGATGGCTGCATCTTAAGGCCGTTTGAGACCGCTACCTCAGCAGCAACCTCACGCAATGTGGTGTAAATTTCCTTTGTCATCTGACCCTCTGATGTTGCTGTCAATATAATTTGTCGATCATCACCCATCATACGTACTGATTTGAGTTTCAATTTACCTTGCAACTTTGGATGCGCTTCGATTGCTTCAATCAAAATTTCCATATCTGCTTCATTAACAACGTTATTGAATGTCAACGTATATAACTTACCTGATGCCATCATTCCATTCGGCAGGTCGATAGTTGACCATTGCTCGAAGTACGCTCCTTCAGACTTGAAATGCATATCCGAGATATGTTTCGGACCGATCACTTCGTCTATCATCTCATCAAACGTTAGGGGTGGTCCATCTTCTGAATCCATAAATACATAATTTGACAGTCCACACGCTGCTGCACCTTCCTTGAAACCCTGATGTCCATATTTGAAAGTCGTTTCGTAGTACTCGGTACTGTCGAATGCCTCAAAATCAGTTGCAAATGCAATCTGATCCGCTTCGCTTGATGCGATAGCAGATATGGCATGCGTTTGCATTATCACTCCCGTTTCCTCACCTACCGAATACTGTATACTACCATTCCACTTGTAGTTTCCAGGCGTATCACGAAATTTAGCCATTTGAAAATCTGACATGATACGTGATATAACTACGCTACACAAATAATGCTCAAGTGGCATCATCATGATCGGACGCTTCTTCTTCCCTTTCACAACCTCTCGGCTACCCGCACGTCCTGGGTTTTCGACTGTCAACATATTACTCTTACGAATCGTATCCCCATCAGTGTAAAATTTCGTATTTAGCATGAAACGCATAACTTTGTCTAATGATTCGAATTTCATCAATTTACCCTGAAACTCGAACACAGCACTGGAACTATCTGGTATTCCATCCACAGTTGCACCTGCTGAGGTATTCTTGAGTGATGATGGCAACGAGCGTAAGTACTCCTCCTTCGTTGGAATTCTGTTATTCGCATGTGCCCACTCAACCATGAACTTACATAGACGTCTGATCCTATCGCCAAATGGCACAGAATCGGGAGGAGTTTCTCCTTCAACAGTTTCATTGTGTGATATACCAGCCTCAGTTCGCGTAAACCCTGGAGCCGCCAAACATGCAACCAACCACACACGCATCTTCAAGTGCCATCTAGACAGTTCAGGACCACGTAGTATCTGAAATAAATAAGCAGTCCATTTCAGTCCTAAATCTTTCAATCCATTAAGCTCATCGTCTATCTCTGAGGACATACCTTCATAGGCTGCTTCATCATTGAACACTCCACCATCAGTTCCTGCTGTTGCAATGTCTTTCTCGCTCCAACCTGTAATCGTATATCCATAACCAGGATCGGGCACGATTTCAGCATACAAATACTGTACCGACTTTCCCGTCCGTGCTAGTGCGAACATCATCGAACGTAACTTATTCGTCTTACTTGACAACTCGTTTGTACGTTTGTCAGGCATGTGAAACAAATATTCAAGTAGCTCACGGTACACCTTATCAGCTAATCCGTCATATGCATACCAGTCGAATTTCGAATCATCAGCAAAAGCTAAATCACTCGTTTCATCATCCTCCATGTTTGAGAATTTGATTGATACCATGTTCATCAATAATAACGCGCGTTTTGGAAACAATGTGTCTTCCGAATCTATTAACTCCATTTGTCCTTTCACATCCATAATACCATCTGCCTTACCTCGGTCGTGAACCATCTGCTCAGTCGCTTCATCAGTCGAATCTGACTTAGCATCTGTTTTCGGTTTCCTCTTCACTTGGTCTTTCTGCATGCGTGCAATTGACATTTGTTCGAATGGTGTCTCGCCTCCATACTCTTTATAATAATACTTCATCATACGAACACCTGCATCATGCACAAATAACTCAACTGGCTCATTCGTAGTCACGATTTTCATTGTATCAAAATCCATATACTTAGTGACCATTGGCGCTGACTGTCTTACACATAACAACGCATTACCTATCCTCAGCTTGCCACCAATAATTGAAAGCATACTCGATAATCCAAGGTTAATCTCACGAAAAGCAGGATTCGATTTGGAATTTGTTGGCCAAACCCACTTCAAATCTGAACGATTCACTTTCTTATGATACCCTTTGAACTCATCTTCACCATCAGGATAATCATCTTCAAATTTAACTTCAAATGGCAATGGTTCTGCTTGTTGCATGGCGTGCATTTCTCTATTCATCAAATATTTTGTCTTCGAATTAGAAGTGCTTTCAACGACCAGGGCACCTAGCTCTTTATGCTGGGTGATCTTGTCGCCAGTTCCTCTAACTGTGCTTTGATCGACTATCGACTCATTGAACCAGCCCGCCAGGGCCACTGGGTCCGTTCGTTGATACGCTTCATCGATCCCTCGACAGATTTGCGCAATCCTAGGGATTGCATCCGTCATGCACCTGACACTCGGTAGTATCACAAAAGTCGCTCGCTC